CTGAACAGGTTAGAACACTGTTGGCACCACGGGTAAAACTCAGTGATGACGGTGAAACACAAGTGCTTGGCGATAATGGAGCAGTGAGATACACTGACAGTGGTGAATTGTTCAAAGTTGAAGATCTTGTTCGAGAATTCTTAGACACCAACAGCCATTTCAAAAGTGCCCCACCAAGTACCACAAATACCAAAAGTAGTGTGAGTGCACCAGTGGTAGGCAAATTGGACATCTCAAAATTGGATATGAGCAATCCTGCACACAGAAAGCAGTATGCAGAGGCTAGAAAAGCCGGACGCATATAATCATATCTTAAGGAGATAAACTCATGGCATGGCCAGCAAACAACAACACAAACATCAACAATGAAACCTTTTCACCGTTGGTGGCAGCCGCTCAATTCGCGGCATACGAAAATTCAGTCGCAAGAGCGATTGTAACAAACTACGATGTACCTGCAAACTCAGGTAAAATCGTGCAGGTTCCAGTATGGAGTGCAATCGCAGCTACTAATATCACAGATGAAGCAGCCGCTACTGCATTGCAAACTAACACAACCGCAGCCAACATCACACTAACAGAGCATGTTGTATACAATCAGGTAACTGATATGTTGCAAATGAGTGCTGAATCAAATGTACTTTCAGACCTTGGCACACAGTCAGGTCGTGCAATTGCTGAATCAATGGACAGTGAAGTATTCTCATTGTTCACAAACTTCACAGCATCACAAGGTTCAGCCGGTGCTGAAGTCACTGTAGACACAATCCTAAAAGCCGTTGCTACTCTAAGAGTTGCCAAGCTAACAGGACCATTCTACTGTGTACTACATCCAGCAGTCGCATACAACATCAAAAAGCAGTTGACTTATGCACAACAGACCAACATTCCTGCACTTTCAGGCGTTGGTGAAGGCGTTCTTGGTCAATTTGGAATTGGTCAGATTGCAGGTTGTACAATTCTTGAATCAGCACTTATTGCTGTTGATGTCACAGATGATGCAATTGGTGCAGTATTCTCACCAAGTGCTATTGGTCATGCTATGCGTGGTTCAGTTAGTGTTGCAACTCAGTATCAAGCAGCCGCAAGAGCAACTGATCTTGTTCTTACAGGTGTAGCTGGTGCGTCAATCCTACAGAACAACCATGGTGTTAAGATCCTTGGCGATGCAGTAATCAACTAAGGGGCTGAACTATGGCTTTCATTCAACAAGGAACAACTGTTTATAGTTTTGCTGAATACCAAGATGTGGTAGACAGAGACCAACGGTTGTTCGAAGCTAATGAGGGCCTAACTCAAGATGTCATAGAAGATCTACTGATTCGCAGTACCGAAAGAATTCTCGAATTGATAAGAGCCACAGAATGGTGGGCCAGTTACTTTCTCGCAAGAGATACTACTGGTACCGTTATTAACACCAGGGCTGATATTCCAGCACTGAATGCGGCTCTTATCCTTCTTCGCAAGAATGACTTCACAGACTTGTGTGTGTATTATGCATTGTATACCTATATACTGCCTAAGATCGCAAACTTCGGTGAAGAAGCAAACGCAGAAGTCGAGAAGATGGGGTACTACAATCAGAAATATGATAGTCTATTCGATGAGTTAATTAGAGCAGGTGATTGGTACGATTTCAATAATAGTGGAAGCGTAACAAGCAGTGATAAACAACCTGGGATAAGAAACTTAAGGAGAGTTAGATGAGGCAAGACATTCTAGACTATATTGCCAGTGTAATGGTTACTGGATTCAAATTGACTCAGGAATTGCCCTGGGACAAAGATGCAGGACCATTGTATTTGAACAATATGAAGACAGTCTATGTCGACAGTGCTCAGACATCCCAAGACCCTCTATTTGATGTGCTCAACGGTGCTGGTGTTGTGAATGAAACAACCACAATTTCAGCATATGTTGTCACTGATGCAAAGATTGTACCCGCAGGGTACTCGGCCCTTGTTACAGCAATATCAGGTGCAAGATTGGATCCGGCTATTACTGGTTATACACAAAAAACCACAACAGTCGCTACCAGTTTTGAAAATGATGCTCAAGTAACAGAGTTTACATTTAACTTTACTAAAACAATAGTAAACAGTCAATAAGGAAAAAAAACATGGCTTATATCTATCCCGCACCAGGTGTCGCAGGAGTTGAGTTAACACTCACTCTTACATCTGGTCGCACCACACCACTAGCAGGATCAATTTCAGTGCCATCACTGCAAGATGTTACTGTTAATGCTGCCAACGATGTGTTCACTTGGACACAATTGGATGAAACAGCAAAACTACAGGTTGCTACAACCTCAACAAACAGTTTGTCAATGAACTTGGTTCTCGATCAAGACACATTCTTTGGCACAGGCACAGATCCGTTTGAAGTACTTGGTATCTTTGGCTTGTCAAAAGACAAAGAACTGGTTAACTTCTCTTTGTATCTAGGTGATACATCAGGCGGACTTACTGGTAAAACAATTACAGGAAAAGGTTATGTAACTGGTTTGGCACCAACAGTGTCAGCAGATGCCCCAGTTTGGGTGTCACCAATTACAATTACTGTAAGTGAAGAATACACTGTAACCTAACAAAGGATAAAGCAGGGGGCAACCCCTGCTTTACTATATACATGGACCCTATTGACAGATTAAAAGATGAAGAAATAATTGCCACATTGATTGAAGAATCGGCCAAGGCCAACAATGAAATCAAGTGTGCAAGTAAAGATATAGCCAAGGCTCAGAATAGACAGAGCTTTGTGTTATTGTTGCTAAACAGATTGATGGAGAGAAAACATGCAACTAAAAGACCTAGCCAAAGAACCCCAACTGATTAAAATTATCCTGGATGATCCAGATATCCAAAAAGAATTTGGCGAACCTGTTGAATTCTGGACATGGGATCGTCAGCCAATGGCCACTTACCTCAAGATGGCCAATATCTCAACAGAAAATACTGAAGAAATGTTTGCAATCATTCGTGAACTGGTATTAGATGAAGCTGGTGATAAAATCCTAGATGATAAAAACAGCCTGCCCACAATCCTTCTGCTCAAAGTGTTAAACACTGTGGTAGAAAAACTGGGAAAGTAACAGGCAGTCAACTCGAACCCGACAGTCCAGACCTAACTGTTGTGCTCATGCTTGATGCTGTTGCACAACGGTATGGTTGTCTGCCCAGTGAAGTGGTTCGCAACAGCGATACACTTGACTTACATGTCCTGGATATTGCCCGCAGTTGGGAGAACTATCAACGCGAGCAACAGGAAGCAAAGCATAACGGCAAACCAATGGTTCCAGATATACCGGTAAATACCTTGCAAGAGATGATGGAGAGAGTCAAGCGATGACAGTTCGGAAGACCAAAGATACCATGACTCCTAGCTTGACCAAATTAAATCGCACATTGGGCAAACAGATAGCTAAGGTAGCATACAACCATTTCCGCAAGATCACGCCCAAGCGTAGTGGCAACGCTAGAAGAAAAACCATCCTCAAAAAAGAAACAATTGTGTTAGAATATCCTTATGGCAAAAGATTAGACCAGGGATGGAGTAAGCAAGCACGAAAAGGCATGAGTTTACCAACTCTCAAGTACTTGCAAAGCCGAAAAAGGACATTAGTGAGGAAGTAACGGATGGCCGATATAAATTATACCGTTGGTGTTGAAACTGCAAGAGCAAACGCCAACTTAAACCGATTAAAAACCAATATCAAAAGCACAAGTGGTGCATTCGACGGATTGAGAACTGCAATTGCTTCAATTGCATTTGGTGCATTGGTGAGAAACAGTTTGATGCTTGCCGACGCCATGGTTAACATGAGTAAGGCAACAGGAATATCAGTTGCCAATATCACAGCATTCTCACAAGCAATGGCAGCGGCAGGTGGTACTGCTGACAGAGCCAGAGACGGTATCAGTGACCTTACCAGTCGACTAGGTGAAGCCGCACTAGGTAGTGCTGAACTGCAATCAGCATTCGGTCGAGTAGGTGTCAGTCTCAGTGATCTAGCCAATCTAAGCACCGAAGAAGTATTTGAGAAAGCTCTAAGAGGTCTTACTGAAATACCTGACCAGGCACAACGAAGTGCCACAGCATTCAAATTGTTTGGTGAATCATTCAAAGGCATTGACATTGATAAACTCACTGATGGATTTGACAAAAACAAAGCCAGTGCAAATGAACACGCTGAAGCTATTGAATCAGCAGCCGCAGCTCAGACTGCACTAACTGAAAATTTACAAAAGTTTAACCTAGCACTGCTTGAAGTACTTGAGCCATTGAACAAACTTGTTAGTGGTATCAATATTTCAGTTGAAGCATTTGGAAGCCTAATTAAAGTCCTGTTGTCATTGGGTGGTGCATTCCTTGTCTTTGGTAAGATATTGCCAGCACTTAAAAACTTTGGTGGTGCTATCGCTGCCGCAGGTGCCGCTGCCAGTGCGGGCCGAGGACAAATGTTCAAGTTAGCCGGCGGAGTTAAAGCCGTTGGTTTAAATCTAGCAAGGGCCGCTGGTCTAGCCAATAGCAGTAAAAGTAGCTTCACAAGTTTAGGCTTTGCAATCAATGGAGTTTTCAAAACACTATTTAGATTCACTGGTATTGTGGGAATTCTCTATGGAGTTGCTGAAGCAGTCAATGCAATTGTGAGAAGTATAACTGGCTTTGATGCAATGAAAGCAGTCACTGACAAGATAGGTGAAGGCTGGGATTGGGTTAAAGGCAAACTGGGTTTTGCCAAAGAAGAAACTGACAAAGTCACTGATGCTACCAAAGCCACAAAAGTTGCCCAAGATGAATTAACCAATTCAGTAACAGGCACTGGTGAAG